TATTTTTACTTTTATTATTTAACTTTGTGATCCGCCTCCGTAATTTTAGACATAAGAAAAGACACCCTCGCGAGTGCCTATATTAATAATAGTGTTATTAATACTAAACTATTGGTACTATCAAATTACCGAAACCATCTGCTATTAACATTGCGTCAACAGCTACTTTAACTGGTGTAAGTTTTGGGTTACTAAATGCTTGTAAATAATCAATTCTGCCTGCTTCAATTTCTCCTGCCAAATAAAATGCCATATTAAACATCACCTCCCTCCTTAATAGTTTACTAGAATGTAGTTTATTGTATCTCTAAGGCTTAATAACTCTGTATTTGCTAAGTCCAACTTTTCTTGTAGTACCTCAAGAGGGTTGGTGGGTAAAGGAGTATTTTTTATTGCATCAATCTCCTCTTGTGTTAATCCTTCCACCCACCCTGTACCGCCCCACTTAGGTTTGTAAAGCCCATTAGGGCATATAGTTACTATACAATTCTCAGGTAAAAAATCATCATCATTTAAAATTACGTCTTCAATGAAATAACCTTCACTATTAATCTGCGATACTCTTTTCATACCCATCTACTCCTCATTGTGCTATGCTGCTTGGAAACAAGCATCTATATATATATATGAGACTACTCCTAATGCTGACCCTGAAATACTAAGAACACCTGTATCTTGTATAAATAGGTTGTAGCTATAATTAAAGTTGTTAGAAGCTACAATGCTCATTTCAGTATCCGCAGGTCTGTATCCATCAGGTAAAGTTGAAATATTTCCGCTACCTCCTGCAGCTGGTCCGCCTGTTATCATCCCCCTTATGTGTACAAAGCCTAAAGCATCTTTCATAAAACTGAATACATTGTAGCCTGAGCCCGAATTATACCAACCATTTATCAATGTAGCTGATATCCAGCCACCACTCGATATGTAACCAAGGGAGTTTCTTTTAACTATTGCGAATGCCACGTTTGCACTTGTAGTAGCAGCAACACCCCCTACCCACAAGCCTCCTATCGCACTTATGTCTTGGGCTGCAAAGTTAGCATACCCTGTTCCTGGGTTATTATAAGTTCTTATGCCTCCATTTGTAGCCATACCAATTTGACTAGCTACAACTCCAGGTCGGTGAAAGGATATTCTTGGGTTGTTTGCATCTCCTGTTCCTCCAGTTCTTATCTCTAAAGGTGACGTAGCATATCCAGTAGCTGAACCTCCTAGAGCAATAATCCTTCCTTCTGAGGTGATGTTGCCTGATGAAACTATATCATGAGTTGCCAAGTCCGACCATATAGAAACTACACCACCTGCAGAAAGAGCTGAGATTATCAAGTCATCGCCTTGCTCTCCACCTAAAAATATAGTTCCTTTACCGATTTCTGCACCCTTTAACGGAAATGCTGCATATTGATATGAATTTAATGAAACCGCTCCAAAACCAATCTCAACCTCGTTTATTGTCCCAAAACCAGCATCATAAAGTTGTGAAGTAATAACCCCATCTTTTAATATAAGATGTCCTTCTAAATTATTACCATTAAAAATCCTCGAATAGTTGGAGGTTAATGCGTTTGAGCCATTTAGCGCAATTCCTAAATTATTGATGGTGACTGTTATAACTCCACCGCTGTCAAATGCTTGAAATACACCGCTACCATTACTCGCTCCGCCAAGTGTAAGCGTGCCACCTTTAATTGTATCTGCAGATATTGTTCCACCTTTTACATGCAATCCAGTAGCATCTATTGTTACCATAGCAGAATTTATAGCATTGAATCCTATTTGAATGTTTGTAGCAGTTTGTGCAATTGTTGTTGCTTGTGCTGATGTCATTTTCAAACCCATCGCGGTCGTATAAGTTGAACTTGTTGTCACTGTACTCACTATAGCTGTTGGAGTTATCTTAGATTCTGCAGTTGATACTCTAGTTGTTAGTGCTGTTGTTGCTTCATTGGTAGAGTCTAAAGACGTTTGTGCTGCTTTTAAAGCTATGCTATCACTTAATGCAGTAATTGACGTTGCTTGGTTTGTTATCGTCGTTCCTTGGTTTGTTACAGTGGTGCTCAAATTAGTAAATTGTATATCTAAAGTTGAATTATTTAAAAATATTTTACTTCCTTGAATTGTTGTTGTTGCTCCATTAATTGAACTTACAACACTATTTATATCAAGCTTTGTTCCACTTATATTAGCATTGGTGGCAACGTTACTATTATCTACTGCGCCTTGTGTTATACCTGCGTGTGTTACTCCGTCAGTACCAAATAAGACCGTTGTACCGTCCGTTCCACGAATAAGAAGATTATAGTCAGTACCATTTTGCCCAAGCGATACTCTTTCTTTTCCATTAGTATCCCATACTTTAATTGTATTATCTTGTATTTTTAAGTTTCCACTATCACTTTGAACTACAAATTTATTAGTAGAAATATTTCCAGCATTTAATTTTACAACGTCTAAGCTTATTATTTGAGCTGAATTTATTGCTGCATTTGCAATTACTGCACTTCCTGCTTGGATCGCTCCAGCTGCTAAATTAATAGCTCCAATATTTCCAGCTAGTAGAATGTTGATTGATGCAGTATCTACTTCTAAAGTTCCTATCCTTGCATTACTTGCAGTTAAATCTGTGACATTAGCTTTACTGGTTGTAAGAGTTAATATTGTAGCGTTAGTGGCATTTAGCTGAGTAATTGTTGCACTGTTTGCCTCTAGTGTCCCTATCCTTGCCGTAACAACGCTTAAATCCTGTATATCTGCAATAACAATATGAACATTCTGGAGTTGGGACCAATCAATGCTATCAACCTTAGTTCCATCCACTAATCCATCAGATGTGGTTACACTATCCACTACCTCTGCAGATTCTATGAATTTTATCTGCAAATCTTCAAGCCTTAATATCTTATTAGCAATCTCGCAAGAGTTTTTTTCAGGTTCTTCCGGATATTCTGTAAGTTTTATAATCCTTTGTTTTTCTTTAACCTCCTTGCTTTTGCTTAAAAGTGTAATGGTATCACCTAAGCCATAATCCAAAATAGTGTATAGAGGATTAATATTAGCTAAATCAATTATATCTGCCTTATACGACTTGTAAGGCTTGCTTAAATAGCTAAGTCTTGCGATACTATCCTCCATTAAACTCTGTGCATCTGTGTATCTATTATCTTCCCAAAATGCGGTTATTATTTTGTTTGAGTATTGATGATTTTCAATGTAATTTAATCCACCATTTACGGATGCAATACCAAGTCCATCTTTACCTGCAGGTATAAGCCTTGTAATATAATCGTATGAATTTCTCTGTACATCTAATTTTTTAAGATTTAATTGCTCCGAAAAATAAGTACCTTTATCAGAACCCATGCTCTGGTAGATATAAACTTTTTTATTTATGCTATCAAACTTCATTTCGCAGTTATAAGCCGATTGAACTTCTTGCAATATAACATGAGATGTTGAATTGTTTTTTCTTACTGTCCTCAGTTTAACTACATCACAGGAGCCTACGGTCCACCCTGTACCAACAAGTGCTAAGTTAACTGCATTAGGACAAGACTGCTCTACTGTCTCAAAGTGCGCTACATAATTGCCTTTTATCGTTTCAAGATTTATTTTACAGACGTACTCTGTCCAGTCGTCACCGACATTTATCTCCTTAACCACATACTCATTTTCCTTCGTCCTGATATAGCATTCTTCCTGAATCAGGTCATGCTTAACATCTGAATTTGGGTAAAGAAAAGAGAGGGTATCATCTGTGTTGATTCCCCTCTCTATTTTTAATTCCTTATAATTAACCAATCCATCCAGTTTGATATTATTTAAGTCGTATAATTGTAACATTTTAACCACTCCCTTTCCTTCTCAGTGGCTTATTCTTGTATCATGTAGTCAATTAACATAAGCTCAGCCGGAGTCATTCTAAAGTCTTCTAACGCATCAATGTTAAACTTATGAATTTCTATATCATTTTCTATGGCCAATAATTCCTTAATATCCTTTTTCCAATTTTCAAGATGTTCTTCTTGTAGCTTGACCTGATTGTTTTCACCTATTACAGTTTTGCCATTATCATCTTTTTGGCTGTATTTTTCTATGAGTTTTTCTCTTTCACTATTATAGGTTTTTAATTCTGAATCCAGCTTTGCTATATTTTTAGCAATTGCGTATGATGCTTTTACCGGAAGTTCCTTTTGAGATATTAATCCTAGTTTTGTTGCGTCATTTAATATACGTTCGTTACTTAATTTCATTTGATTTACCACCTTTATTTTTATTTATTAAAATATTACATATCCAAGTTCTGTTGCTCTGTTTGCCACTGCGGTTCTAAATTCCTCGTATTGTGCTTTTACAGATACTGCATTAGCCAATACTAGCGGTTTATTGACTGTGTTGGCGCTAATATTAACATTCATCGTGCCACCATCTAAGGTTGAATTTAGATACATTACTACAGTTTCTACCCCATTAGCATCTGGCACTGTTACATTTGCATTAAAATTTGTTGTTTCGTTGATTATCATTATTAATTCCTTCTTTCAGTTTTATTTTTTTTACATTAAAAAAGAGCCTTTTCAGACTCTTCCTTAGCTTTTAAAGTTATACACAATTTTTTATTTGTAATTTTAATATCAACATCTATATTGTTTAAATTTATTATATAGCTTTCTAACTTACTTTTATCTACGCTATCTATTTGAAGAATATTTCCTCCTGAAATTATTTTAATCACCTTCTTATTATTTCGGTAAATTTTACGTTATTTACAGTATTGTTGAATTGTGAAACATTATCAATACATCCTCCCATCGCCTTTTTTAAGCTATCTGAGGTGCATGGCGCATTAGCATAAATCTGATTAACTAAATTTTTAATATCAACTCCATCAGGACTTAGCATGGCATAACTTATTTCATCTCCTTTAGGAATATATTTTTCAATTTTAAAACCATTTACTGACGAAAATGTCTTAAATTTTATTACTCCATCTTGTATTCCGCCTATAGCCATTAGTATTTTAATTTGAATTCCTAAAATCATATACTTAGAATAAACGGATTTTGCCTCATTATTTATAATTTCAATTACATTATCTAAATTAAGATTATTTAATGTATAATTATTGAGACACTTTAAGACTTCTTCACACTGTTCCTTAGCGCCTGCAAATCCAATGCAAATGTTTGCGTTCACTTTTAATAGTTTTTTAAAATCCTCTTGTAATACGTCTACATCCATAATGGTCTTTTGTTGCGTGACTCTTCCATCACTCATAAAAATGATAAAGTTTTGCATGGCTGTTATTAAAATCAAACTCATAGTACCGCCTCCCTTCAGCGTATACTTTCTATACTGAAGGGAGAATGTCCTTTATTTGTCGAATCATATACACCTCCTTCATATATATTTTGGTTTGTAACTTATATTAATTACACAATTAGCACTACTTGTACCTATTGTATTCGCTCCTAGTTGCAATGACGGAAACTCCCACATATCAGTGTCTCCAAACTTATTAAGTCCATTAGACATTACCATGCAAGTTTCTCCATCCACAATTACAGGGATATTGGCTTTAAGATTTTTAATTGTTATGCTATCCCCAAAACCAGTTAAAGTAATGGATATAGTATCAAGTGGTGACGTTATTGTAACTATTGCTGGAGAAGGAAGGTTTCCTAGTACGTTTATTGTTTTGGAGGAAACGTGATCTAGATTTTCAGTTACTGCAGCTTTATATGCATATCCGCTTTTTAGTTCAACGTCTAATGTATAGAAAGTACTTACAACTCTTACATGACTTTTATCAACTATCAAGCAATCATAATAAAAACTTAAACCATTAAACTTTATAGTACATTTTTCAAACTGTTTTATTAGATTGCTTATGTTAATAAGACAATTTTCATCATTAGAGTCCTCTATTACTAATTGTATTTTTATCGATTTGTATGTTTCTTTTTTACCCAAATACAAAGGATTCAAAGAATTTCTAAGCCAATCATCATAGGTTGCAATTTCAGCGGTTTGAATATCCTTTTTCATTAATGTTGCCTTGAAACTGCTTACATCTATATTGTTAACTACCATTCTTATTTCCTCCTTTGTACTATTTTTGCTGACTCATTCATGAAGTAATCTATGTCTTTTTTATCTGCAAAGGTATAAGAACCGTTGAAATTTATTACTGAGCCATTACCTTTTCCACTTTCCTCTCTAACTATCTCTCGCAAATCGTCGAGAGCTCCAACAAATTCGGGCCGTTTCTCTCCTACTCCAATTATATTAGGAGTATTAAAAATGCCACCTTTATCATACCAATCAATATTTAATTTTGGGACTTTGGGTGGCATCAAACTAAATTCTCCAGTCAATCCAAAGTGAGGCATCTTAATTTTAGGAATTCTAATTTCAGGTAACCGTATGTTGCTAAAAAAGCCTTTTATACTATTTATCGCATTGCTAACTCCATCCTTGGCTGAATTAATAGGATTCATTATGGCATTTTTTATACCATTCCATACATTTGTTGTAGTGCTTTTTATAGAATTCCATATATTTGTCACTGTAGATTTTATTCCGTTTGTTACATTGGAGACAGTATTTTTTGCACCATTAATTGCATTGGAAATTATAGATTGAATAAACCCCCAAACTGTAGTTGTTATTATTTTTATACCATTAAAAACATTTGTAATAACGGATTTAATTGCATTAAAAACAGTTGTTATAACGGTTTTGACTACAGTTATAATTGTCGTTATAACGGTTTTTATAATGTTAAAGCCTAACGTAATAACGGTTTTCCAAAAATTAACGTATGTAATAAAAATATTTTTTATTACTGTAAAAATTGTTGTTATAACTGCCCTTATTACATTTAATACCGTTGTTATTACTGTTTTGATAACTTCAAATGCTGTTCTGATAATAAATACCCATGCCATCACATATAGTAATATTAACCCTTTAATGATAGTGAATACCGTTAAAATAATCGTTTTAATACCATTTAATATCATGCTTACAAACGCTGAAATTGCGGTCAATACAGTAACTATAATTGTTTTTATCCCTTCAAAAATTGGGGCAGCTTTAGCCATTATCAAATCCCAATTTTTATAAAGAAGAACGCCTATAGCTATTACTGCTGCTATCGCTAGTACAACTAACCCTATTGGGCTTGTTAAGAATGCAAATGCTATTCCAAGACCTGCAGTTACTCCTGTTGCAATCCCACAAACTATATTCCAGATTCCTGTTGCCACTGTCAATGCCCCTTGTGCCACGGCGGATGCTCCTTTTACTATCGAATCCTTAACATATAAAGCACCTAATAGCGTGGTTTGTGCTATATCCTTCAATTTACCTACGCCAAGCAAGACTAATGATCTTGTTAAATCTCCAACCATCCTAGTAGCTTTTACTATTGCATCTTTAGCGTATAAACCGTTTAATATTGTGGTTTGTGCAATATCTTTTAACTTGGCCAAAGTTAAGAAACTAAAAGCCTTTGTAATAGTATTAACCATAGTTATTGTCTTAGAAATTACACTAAGTGCTATAAAGCCACCAAGTACTGTAGCCAAAACTGGTATTATGATATTTAAATGACTTGCTAAGAATACAACTTTATCAATTAAACTTTGGATTATAGGCTTTAAAGATGTAATTACGGATGGTAATTTTTCTTTTAATTCTCCACTGAACTCATTTAACTTCGGGAGCAGATCCTCTCCTATAGGCAAAGCTAACTCTGTTATTAATTGGCGCCTAATACCTTCTATTCCCTCACCAAAAGAATTGTATTTCACTTCATTAATACCTTTTAGTGCATCCTTTGTTTCATCAACTTTTCCTTTAGTATTTACTAATGCTGTGATCCCTTTTATCCCGAGGTCTTCAAATTGTGTCCCAAAAAGCGCAACTCCAGCCGCAGTTTGAGCTACTGGATCTTTCATACCTACTAATTTTGAAGTTACATCAGCAAAAGCCTTTTTACCAACATCGCCACCTTCACCGAATGCCTTTGTCATTTTCTTTGCATCCAATCCAAGTGCCTTAAACCCCTCTGCAGTGGTAGAACTTCCATCTTTACTTCTGATACCAAATTCCTTTATTGCATCTGCGGCCAAATCCACATCTCTTATTCCAGATTTGCTAGCATTACTAAGCATGTTAAACATTTCCTCGGCACTAAAACCTTGTGCCTTAAAAGTTCCTGAATACTCGTTGATTGTATCGAGCAAATCACCGTTTTTGTCCAATCCTTGCTGGGCTCCCTGGGCAATCATGTTATAAGCCTGCTCGCTTGTCATTCCAAATTGATTCATCATCTGAGACACTGATTTAATAGAATCTGCTACTTCAAAACCAAAAGTATCTCGTAACAGCAGTGCATTAGTTGTTGCGCTTTCTAATGCCTCACCTGCTAACCCTGTACTTTGTGCCACCACAGACATTGATGCTCCTATATCTGCGAAATCCTCACCAAAATTATTGCTGTAAATGTTGAGCATAGTGTTTTTAAGCCCATCCATGCTTCCATCTGCTGCGCCTGTATCTGCTTGAACTCCGTTTAAAGCTTTGGTAAGTTCATCCCCCATTGTTACACCAGCTACTGCTGTTCCAATTAATGCGGTTCCTACTGCTGCTACTCCTGCAACAATTACTTTATCGCCCATTTTAGCAGCTGATTCTGCCACATTTTTAAGTGTGTCATTGCTTTTTTTTGCTCTACTTTCAAGATCATCAAGTGCGCCTTGTGTATTTACAACTTCTCTTTGAAGTGCTCTGTACTGTTCTGCAGAAATTTCTCCACGTGCAAACGCTGCTTGTGCTTGTATCTCTGCTTGTTTTAAAGTTTCAAGCTTTTCCTTGGCATTTGTAATACTTTTTGCTAAAAGTTCTTGCTTTTGGGCTAAAAGAACTGCATTGGATGGATCTAATTTTAATGCCTTTTCTACTTCTCTAAGTTCACTTTTTAAAGCATAACTTGTTTTATTTACATCTTTAAGAGCGTTTTGGAGAGGTCCGGTTTCTCCATTTATCTCGACGGTAATACCTTTAATATTATTTGCCATCTTATTCCTCCTTTCTCGCCATTTGCTCTCTTATAGCTTGTCTGTTAGGTTCAGTTTGTTCCATTCTAAAACAATTGTCTAAGTATTCCCTACCCTGCTCTGTCTGCATATAATTATAAATAACTGCATCCCTTAGCAATAACCAATACTCAAACACTTCCATACTTTCTAATCTATCAAAATCATATCCGGTATATTTGCAAATTATTTTTTCCTCTATGGTATTGACCGTAAAGTGTCCCTCGTCATCATCGCCACCATCATAATAAGGGATTTTTAGTTTTTTGAGTTCTTCTCTTTATTAAGCCATTCAAAATAAGCGGTTAATATTGCATTCATCTCATCTATGTCCAGTTCATCAACTACCTCGCTAGAAACTACATATCTACTTTTATTTTTTCTTAGAATCATCATAATTGCTTCAGTCAAACCGTCTATAGATTCTTCTTCCTTAGCTTTACGCAGTGATGTGATTTTCTTTAAAGCCTTTAATTTTGGCGGTTCAATTTCTAGTACTATCTCTTTTTCTATTCCATCCACGACTACATTTAGCTTTATTTCAAAATACCTTTTATTAACAATACTTACATCGAACATGTATTTACCTCCTAAGGGGCATTAACTGCCCCAATATTTTTAAACTGTTGTAATATCTTCTTCGTACATGATTAGGGTACCTTGACCATCCATTGGCGCTGCTATAAACTCAACGTCCACAACTGTTTCTTTATCTTTTGCAAATTTAAAGCCAAAACCAGCTTGATTATTTCCTACGATAGTAACTCGTATATCTCCATCCATTTTATCTTCATGTACGAACCTAATAACGTACATCAAACCATCTTGATTATCTACACCACCAATTAACACAGTTCTTTTACCTACGGCTTCCGTTACTCTAGCTGTACTACATATTTTCTTCAATGTTTTACCACACCAAGTCATTACTCCACTTTTCAATAGAGCTTCTTCTTCGGTAAGAATTGTTTTAGATTTAAGGCCTAAATCATCTTTGGCTGTATAAAATTTAGGTTTATAAGTTATTTCAGCTCCACCTGAAATAAGCCCTAATAAGTTTTCTTCGACTTCCAATAATACATCCGTTGGAATTGTTCCTGCAAACACCAACGTATACAATTTACCTGATCCTAACACTATTTTTTCACCTGCTGTTGACATATAATAACCTCCTAAAATTTTTCTTTGAAAACAAAATCGTATATGGTTTCGAACATCATCTCCGTATTTAACCATGTACGATCCTTTGAATATTGTATTGCTTTTTCATCTAACAAATTTTCTATTGCTTTTTCAGCAACTTTATTGATTTCTTCCGAGTAAAGTTCTATACTTATTCCCCTGTCTACTATGCAGTTTTTATTATCTGCACCACTAACATCATTGTTCTCTGTAAAAATAATATAAGGAAGTGAAGGAGGCTTCATAAAAAGTTCTTCTTCAACTGCATAACCTGTTGTCTCTAGCCAAGGTTTAGTCTCCAGCATTTTCTATTGCCTCCCTTGCTAATTCTTCCATGCGCCTTTGCGCTAATTCTTCGCCATACTTTATATGAGGATACTTTCGTGATCTACCACCTTGACTCAATGCATGTCCATTTTCCAAAAGGTGAGTTAGTCTATATTGTTCACCACTTACATGCCATGTCTTACCCTTGTTAAATCTACCATCAAATACGCCCTTAATTCTAAAAGCTTTTACATATTTTCCAGTAGGTTCTTGAAATGTTATATGCCTTTTAATTTCTATATTAACCTCGTTAGCTACTGTATCAACTGCTTTTTTTACATCAACAGTTACGCTTTCAGAGTAGTCACTTAAATAGTCAGATAATATTTGCGCCATTTCATCAATGCTACTCATATCTACCTCCTCAAACTACTGCAGGTCAACTCTATTTCTTCAAAACTGACAGAATAAGTTCGCAACACTTTATATGTCATCCCTTCAAACTTAACCTTTTCTTCATTGTTATATTCATAGTCATGGATAACAAATATAATTTCAGGTTTCAGCCCTGCTTGTGCTGCGCTATAAAATTCATTTCTAGTAACTGTTTTTTTACTGCAAAAAATTGTTGTTTCTATATCTCCAATTAAAGTTAATTCATTGTCGTAGGTCATACCGTAGCACCACCATTATGAATAATTAGGTTATGCATTCTGAATTGTAAGTGCCTTGGCATAGCTCCCTCATTATCCCTGCTTTGATATCTCCACGTAGCGTAATCAACTACAAATAACAAATGAGATGGGCTAGCACTGCTAAGCACTAACCCCTTTTCATCTTCCAATTCGTCAACAACACCATCTATTATTGCAGTGAGGTAAGTATCCCTTATCACCGATCTAATTCCTAATCTTTCCTTTACTAACTGGAGGATTATTGTTACATCCAAGTTAATCCCTCCTAACTAATCTACGGATTCATCAATCTCATCCTGAGCAATGATAGCAGCATCCTTCCCTTTTACCTTATCACCATTTGAAAGTTCGTAATGCCCTCCACCTGTGTGCTTAGGGAATTCAGGGGAATCATCTTCCACTTGTACTGCTTCAATTAAATTTTCATTTGCTGCCATAATTTCTTCAAATCTTTCTTCTGTCAAATCAATTACTTTGCCTTCTTGCTGTATAACTTTATTTACATTATCCGAAAAGCTTATTAAAACCTTAGCTTTCATTCTCAACTACCTCCTATGCATTCGCAGTATCAGCTGCGAATGTTACTGCGGTTGCCGTTGGAGCTATTTCTAATGCTTCTTGGCTGATATTTATAGCAATGAATGCTTCACCAAACACAGGTCTTCCATCATATCTAGCAGTACCTTTAAACACAGTGTTGTCTTCTATGAATTGTACATGTTCAGACTGTGCTAATGTTGCTCCAGCTCTTTCAGCTAATAAGTAAAGCGAGCCATATCCACCTACAATTACATTGTCAGGAATGAAGTCAAGTTCAACAATATCGCCACCCAATATAGGCATTGTATTGGTTTGACCTGATACAATTGCACCTGCAGCATTTATAGTTAAAGCCTTAGCAACTAATGTAGCTTTTGTATTAGTGTTCATAGCCCAGAATTTAGATCCATTACTATAATTAGCTTTTGCCTTACCACATTTTAAAATTAAATCTTTATAGAATAATGTATCAGTATTGGCAGCTGGATCTATTAATAGTAAGTTGGTTAGATGTAAATCAACCCAAGCTTTTTCATTGTCTCCCCAGTAAGCTGGCTTAGCAGTTTCTGCCAATCTTTTTATAATACCCACTGGCATTTTTGCACCTGTTCCATAAAGAATAGCTTTGTCTACTGCAAGCCCTATAGATTGTGATATAGCTGTCATAATTTCATTTGCTAAAGCAATGTCTGTATCTTCAAGTATAGAATTAGGTACTGCTATAAAACCACCCACCTTGTATCCATCAACTTCAATTTGATTAAATACAATGCTAAGTTCATTTAATTTTCCTACTGCTTCTGTCCAAATACCTTCTGGAACTGCACCAGCAACATTTTGTCTTGCCTTACCCGCAACAGGTTTCAAAAATACTTTAGACGCTAATTTGGAATATTGATTTAGATTATCTCTAAGCATCTCCAATAAAATTGTAGGTATGGCTAATTCTGCACCTGTTACTGCTCTTTTCTGTCCAACTAACTCCCTAGTTCTAGTAATAAATTCTTTTATGTCATCTCTGGTAATTAAAACATTAACCGCATCTCTAGTCATTCCACCGAAAAATTTGTGTCTGTTCATTCTTAATTCATCTCCTTCAATATTTTTATTTCTTTCTGTTGGCTTTGGTTCTGGATTGTTCTTAGGTTCATTACTATTTATCTGTTCAAGCTCCACCTCAAGCGCTGTTATTTCACCTTCAAGCTTTCCCTTCTTTTCATCTAAGTCAGCTTTATCAGCATCAAGTCTAGTTATCTCTTCTTCCACGACCGCTATTTCTTCATCGGTCTTAGCCTCCTCGATGGAAGTTTCTAGTTCTGAGGATCTTGTATTGAACCCTACCTCCTGTGTAAGTAATTCAGTTAGGGCAGATTTCCTTTGTTCAATTTTTTTAGATATCATTAATTGTTTTAGTGCCATAATTTTTTAACCTCACTTTTAAATTATTTTTTCTTTGTTCTAGTTGTTTTCCAGTATGTTGCTCCACTTCTGAATGGCGAGCTTGTACCCCTGTTTCTTCATAAGCTGGAAATGTGCAGATTGAAACCTCATGGAGATCTACTTCTGTAATGGTCCACTTTACAGTGCCATCATCTTTCCAGTCAGTCTCTTCTCCAAGTACATTAAATCCAAAGGAACATTGTGTTACATCTCCACGTTTTACCCTTTCATATAAGTTAACTGCATCAGTATCCTTGGGATTGATTTTTACATTCCCCCAAAGGCCTCTTGCATCAGTTTTAAGTTCTAATGTTCCTGACTTGTTTCTCCCCAAAACTAATGTTGTATCATGATTTATTAATGCTCTTATATCATTACTTAATGTCTTATCAAGCGCCTGAGATGCAATTTCTTCAAATGCTCCTGGCCACAATTCTGTGGCTTGATTAAATACAATAAAATATCCTTCAATATACATTTCCTCATTACTTGGTTCTTCTCTAGTTTTAAGCTCCGTATTCAAACTTCTAGTCTGCCTTTTATCTCTATTTGTCATTACCCTCACCCCCCTTCAATTTTTTTTGGTCGCCTATCATTCCTGCAGGTATATAGTTTTCTAGGATAATTCTTTCATCAAGTCCATCCAGAGGCGATAGACCTATCCAGTCTCTTACTTCATTTCCCAACATAAGGCTACGTACAAATAAGTTGGTGCCTACATCTGCCAACTCTTTTAAGTCATAGGCATATAAACTACGAGGATTAAGTTTAAAATATAGTCCAGGACTATAAAGTAACTTTCTAGTTAGCTCCTGCTCTATGCCTTTTGCTACAGGAAGAATCTTTGAATTTATAAAGTTGTTATATTCATCTTTATTGTAATCACCAACTCCAAGGAAAAATGCGGGTACTCCAATTATTCCTGCCACTGTCCTCTTATCAATTTTTACCGCATCGTCTATAGCCAAGTCCGTTAAAGATAGTGGTTTGACTTGCTCAACCTTCACCAAATCCGCTGGTATAACCCACGGCTTTCCTCCACCAGTATCAGAAATATATTTTTTAAGTATTTCATCTCTTCCCTCTTCACTTGCAAGTTCTTCCGTCATTGCATCAACAGCAATGATTATGCTTGGCTTCCACTTATCACTCATAAAACTATTCTTAGTTTTAGTAGCTTGTTTTAAATTGTTAATTATGTCCCTGAGCACTACTCTGTACCCAGTGCCTATATAGGGTTTTTCAGGATTAGGATTAATAATAAAATGTAAAACCTCATCATAGTTGTAATACTTTCCTCCATAACCTACCTGATAGGCTGTGTCTGTATCATGAAACGATACTCCAGAAGGCTTTAATGGTATAAGGTCTTCTATTAATCCGTTTGCTACTTTGGGGTATACAACGCTATTGCCATCTCCATTCAAGAACATAGTATAAGCAATATTGTACATCCATGATTTTCTAGTCATTAGGCTATAAGGGTTTATGTCAATTTTTCTTGCTAATTCGTTTTTTACCCTTATATCACCTTTATCCGTATTCTGCATCAAATGAATAGTCATGGAAGAAACAAGATCAGCTATCTTATCTACAGCTATGCGAACCTCAGGATTATCAGATAGTCTCGTATATCCTGAAACACATAAAGTATCATGGGCGCCGTCACTTAAAAACCAATTTAATGCAGATTGACTTGTAGGTTCTGACCTAGTATTACTTATTTGTCTTTTGTTTTTATTTTTGTTTTTACTCAATTTTCTCACCACCTTTCCCAGATTGACCTTTAAGCCATGTATTAGCTGAACTTGCTTTTTCCATATCCTCTAATTTTCTAACACACGCAAAAACAGCAGCGTCAAAAATATCTATACGCTGCTCTTCAGTTACCTTTTCATATTGGATCATGTCGTCAGTTTTTTCTATTGCCCTTACATTTTGTAAACAGTATTCGAAAGGCTCTGCATGTAAATAATACAATTCCTTATTTTTAGCCTTCTGTTCAATTCTTCTAAACCCCTCAGATTTCTTATAGAAATATTGAGGCTGGTCAATTATATTGAAGCCTGCTTTCTTCATCCCTATATAGTATTCTCTGCAAAACTTTCTATCATGGCCAACTTGTTTTATTTTAAATCCAAGCTTTTTCATTTTAATAAACCAATTAACTACATCAGCATAATTAATTGTTGGACTATTACACATATCAAGCCATCCGTCATCCTTCCACCCAAAGAGTGGGATACCATCCTCATCAGCTTTTTTATGAGCCATTACAACCGGAAACCACGCATGGGGTATTATAATATCAACTTCTCTAATTTCATTTACCCCATCATCATTTTTAAATGTACCTTTATATGTTCCATACAAAACAGCAGCAGTAAGGTCATGTAGCTTAGATAAATCAGCCCCGCCGTACCAGTTTATATTTAGCTTAGCTAATTCAGCTAATGTCCATATATATTTCTTATCGGAGTTCCTGAATTCGTCTAAATTGAAATAAGCCTTCATAGCTGATGTGTATATATTCATAGATTTTGCTAGGAAGTCCTTTCTTTGTTGAGGATCGTTCTGTGCCTGGAAAGAATCATTTAGGATATCTTCCGGCCTAATTGAAACTCCATACGCAGGGTTGGCTTTCTCCTGTTCTAAAGGACTTGTATAATCAACCTCACCATTTTCATCTTGATCAGCTTTACATATAAAAACATAATACTGTTCATCTTTTACAGTTCCATCAAGTATCTTCTTACAATACTCTAATTTCTTATAACAGAAAGTGTTCATATTATCACCAGCAGTAGTAATACCAATCATCAATTTATTAGTGTAAGCTTTCATAGCTTCTTTTATGATGTTATATTGCTTTGGTGTTTTGTATGCATGTATTTCATCTGCAATAGCAATGTTGCAGTTTAAACTATCCTGGCTATCTGGATTTGCAGCGAGAGCCTGAATATAAATTGAACCATCTTCAAATTCTCCAGTAATACTGTGCTCTTGGTTATTATCTATAACTCTACAATTTTCTTTTTCTCCCATCTGTTCAAGATTAAAGTTTATAAAGTTAAAGCTTTCCAGTGATTGTTTTAATGCCGCCGCAGTAATATAAACTTTACTGCCAGACTTTCTTTCCAGTAAACCTAGCGACCAAGCAAGAGCGGCAGCAAAAGAAGTTTTAATATTCTTTCTGGGAACAAAAATAAACGCCTCTTTGAAGCGTCTTATCCTTGTACCTTTTTTATAAAATCCTAATAAATTATATACCTGAAATTTATGAAATGGTTCCAATAAAAAAGGATCTCCACGTAATGGAGTTCCATCCAGCCTTTCTCCCTGCATATGGACAAACGTTCTTTCTATTATGCCAATAACAAACTCAGCATCTATAGGGTTAAAATCATAGTCAGGATTTTTTAAGTCTTTTAAAAATCTTTGACACCCTTGGATTTGTTCTTTACATGCAACCTTTCTATATCCCGTAATACTTTGAGCATACTCCATAACTAGATTATAATTAATAAACTTATCGTTGGCCAATCTCACTCAACGCCTTTCCCAGTTTACTAATCTTCTTATTTGGAGCCTCACTTTTAATTTTTTTTAAACCAGCAGGAGTAAGTCCTAAAATATTCTCATGGCCAACTACATCTTTGCGCAAAGTTTCAAGTGACAAATATAATGCTGTTTTTCTAATGTTTGTAAACCCTGCTTTATTTGTATATTCCTCTGTAATTTCACAACCACTTTCGTAAAATTCTGCCATTAACTTATTATATTGTTGTCGCATTTCAGCATATGCCCTTATTGTTGCATTGAATTGGGGGCGGTATGTGTTTATGTCTTCCATATCTTTTATTGTTATCTTAATTATTTTTTTAACTTCTCTCTCTTCTGGTGACAACATATCCTAACCCCCCTTTTCTTAAAAACTTTGCTCTCTTGGAAAGACC